GGTCTGGTCGAACTTGAGCGCGTAGTACGGAAAGCCGCCGTCTACCAAGTAGCCACCGGCGGGCTGAAACTCACCCGTCATCATCGGCTCACCCGTAAACGGGTCAGGGGCCGTGATAGGCTCCATAGCCAGCATCGGGTGGTCTACCTCTTCAATCGGCTCGGTCACCCCATCAGCAAACGTGATGCGCTTTTTGTGGAGTCGGTCATGGACCTCGTACAGACAGACCATCTGACCGCGCACCTTGGCGTGCTGAACCGCATCATGCTCATCCGAATACTCAGCGTCTTGGAAATCTTGGATGAACGTGTCGTTGCGCTCTTCATCGGTCATCGGTTGGATCTGACGACGGTTGACAAAGCGCGTATCTTCGCGCACAAACTCCAGCGGCACGACCATCTTCTCAATGACGTAGCGGGCCGACGATAGCTTGTGCGGCGGGGTCAGCGGATCAATGAAGATGTTGAACGGCGACACCCGATGGACATACGGAAAATCGTTTTCGGCTTCGTCGTTGATCGTATACGGCGCAACGATGTCGCTGTCACCGGGCGGGTTGTAGCCAAACTTGAGCCAGCCCACAGAGCAGAAGAGCGCGTCAAAGATAGCTTGCTGCACTTCGCGCTTGGCATCCATTTGCTCCAGTGCGGCGTTGGCTACCCGCTCCAGTATCTCAGCCGCAAAGTCGCGGCCAGGTTCTTCGACCTTGAAGAAGACGTGGGGGTAGTTAAACGAAACGCTGGCGATGATCTGGCGGGCCAGTGGATACATGCGGCTGATCTTGACGATCTTATCATCGTCCAGACCCGGCACGTCAAAGTCTAGCTCGTACGTCTTGAGCAGCCTTCTCCACGTCTTGTGGCGCGTCCGCATGTACTTGCGGCTATTTTCAATCGCGCCCTGCCAGTATTCGATCTCGCGTTGCTTCAACCTACTTGCCCTTGCCGCCCTTCTTCAGGTTGTCCGACCCGGCGGGCTTCTGCTTAACCACGCTGCCCTTGACAGACTTGTTCGGCTTGGTCGTAGACGGCGTGCCGTTGAATCCGTGCATCGTTACTACTCCTAAGTTGGGTCCGGTACGCATGAGCGCTCCGACCGCAGTGTTAGGCCGCTGCATAGCGCCCATGGCGCATACTGTAGCCTGTTTCCAACATATCCAGTGCCTCTTGCCCTGTGCCTTCGTAAGGCACCTCTACTTCGGGCTTGTGCGGCTTGTAGACGTGCATCATGGCGTAGCGGAGCTCGTCTGCTGCATGGTCTTCAGCCGTTGTATCCAGATCCTCTGGATTCTTGTTGCTGCGTGGCAGCGAAGGCATTGTGCGGCAAAGGGCATCGTTCCACCCGTTGAACACGTAGATGCGCTCCTTTATCAGAGCATCATTTACCACGCGCCAACCGGTGATCCGGTCATTATTGGCTCTGGTAAGCCACAGGCCATGGTCAGCAAACACGTCTGCTGGAGAGTGGTTGATGACCTCTGACAGCCTTCGCCGCACAAACATGGATGGGTCGCAGTAGGTAGCCTGTGGATAGCGGCCTCCGGTAAACGGACAGCTTTCGATCATCTCCACAATGTTGGCTGCGTGCTGCGATGCGGTAGCATTGGCGCGGTAGTATTCGCAAATGCGATACACGTTGCCGTCGTAATCCACCGTGTACAACCCAAAACTGGTAGGACTGGCTTCGCCGTAGTCCATTGCTCCGAACAGCGGCCAATGCGAGGGTATCTCAAAACTAGATACGAGAATGCGCTGCTCGTTCCAGTTGGTGAAATACTGGCCGACGAAGGAGTCCCAATCGCCTTCCAACCACGCCTTGACCAACTGTTCGTCACCCACGCCCTCCAACCGCTTGATGTAGCCGGGGTCGCGTTGGAGCAAAATCTTGTTGTCGGTAACGAGGCTGCGGATATACATCCGACTCATGCCGTCGTCGCCCTCGATCACAGACGATTCGTCGCCGGAATCAATGAAGTAGCTCTTGACGTTGTTATGGTTCGGACCACCGGGGTTGCCGGAGGCCCGTATCCGCTTGGTCGGCACTTCGGCTGCGCCCGTTCGCAAACAGGCTTTCAGCTTGTGATAGGCCCGCATGTCCGTCCAAGAGGTCAACTCGTCCCAGCCGATCCAGGTATACTGCTGCCCCTGGAAATGGTCGGCGTCCGCTTCGTTTTCTAAGTGCCGGAGCTTGAGCGTAGCGCCGTTTTTAAAAATCCATTGGTGCGTGCCGACCTTGTATTCAGCGTCGGGGTACGCATCGCGGAAGATCACGCGAGAGCGGTCTACGATCTCGTCCAACTCCGGGTAGGTGCGGCGAATCAGCACCCCCTTCCAATGCTCACCGTAGGTGTCCACATCCGCTAAGAAGTCGCCCAGCAAAAACTCGCTTTTCCCGCCACCGCGTGCCCCGCCGAAGAATAGCTCGTTGACAAACGAGGCGCGGATAGCCTTTTCCTGCGGGCCAGGCTGTGGACGCCACGTCATTTACGCCGTCCAGAGCGCCAGCCATGGTATATGGCGGGCTTGCGCGAGTCGGTTGGCCAGATCCGGTTGACGCCGTAATCGCTTGACCGGACATACTGGCGGGCATGGCGCGGTCCACCCGGCTCAATCACTCGGATGCGGACTCCGTTATAGCGCTGTATTGCGCCTCGACCATTTGCTCGTTTTGTTTCAGCCATTCTTCGTAACTATTGGCTCTGGGGGGTAAGTCGGCCCCCTTGACCTCTACGGTATGCGAGACTTGGATGCGGTGATCGCCCACCTCTTCGCGGATCTCTTTCAACACCTTCAGCTTCAACGCCACGCGGGCATCGTCGATCTTGTTGTAGATCTCTTCGAGGGCCAGCACCCGGTTCTTGCGCCAGGCCAACGGCACCTCGTCAAAGTCAGCCCTGTCGCGCTCCAGTTCCGCTTGAAGCGCTTGCTGGAACTCCTCGTTTTGCCGCCAGCGGAAGACCGTGGACTTATCAACGTCCAGCGTACGGGCGATCTTGTCGTTGGCCTTGTTGGGGTTCCATCGGTCCAACACGACCAACTGCACGGCTTGCTGCTGTAACTCAGATAGCGCCATTACCGCTTTTTGCGCTTGCGGGCTACGGCGGCGTTGTCCACCAAATTCGGATATGGACGCCCGGCTCGTTTAGCCCGTGCCTTGGCAGCAGCCTTCTGCTTGGTTGTCAGCCCCTTGCTCTTGCGCTTGGGGTTTTCCTTGTCCCAAAAGGCTTTCTTCGCCACTTAATAGCTCCAGATCGTCGGACGCGGCACATGGAAGTTGTCTTCCGGGCCAATCGTATCCAGATGCAGAAAGCGGCCCGACCCCGACTGCTTGATGCCAATGCCGGTAAAGCCCGCCTTGATAGCAGCAGACAGCACCTGGAAGGCAAACTCGCGGTCACAGGCAATATCTACCGCCTTGCCCGTCGTATGCGCTCCACCCGGTCCACCAGCCGCAATCTTAGCCGCTTCAATCGGGTGGCTAGGGTCGCGGTAGCCACTCGTAACCGTAAGCGGCGACCCCAGCGCCCATCGTATTTGCTGTAATTTCTCAAGCAGCCCTTCGTCCATTACGCATTTGCCCGTATGGGTGCAGCAAAATTCGCTAAAACCGAAATTCGGGTAGCGGTCCTTGGGCCAAGTCTCTTGAGTAAATTCTTCTGCCATGGTGCAAAGATACTTGATACTACGTAGCACCACTAATACCCTAAATAGCATACACTGCAAAAAAAGTTTATAAAATGGGGGCTACAAGGCGTTAAAGTGCTTGACGGACAGGCGGTTGGCTTCGTATATTTGGCGTTGGAAGTATCGGTCTTGGGGTGTCGGGTAAGCCGAAGCGCCCCTCTGGTCGTGATAGGGTCTAACTTGGGCGAGGCCAACAGGACACGACGTAGCTTAAAGAGAGAAGCGTCGGCCTCCAGCGCCGCATCAGCGTTGCATAGTAGCTCTCAGATCGGCAGACGATGCGTGTTTGCCGTGCCACTAGCGAGGAACTCACCGCGTCGGTTTGTAGCGGTCAGGGAAAAAGCGCGACTTGGCAAAGACGCCGTAGCGATAGCCTTACGCTTCTGCTCCTGCCGTAGGCTTCAACGGCGTCTTTGCCACACCGCTTCAGAATCTTCCACATCGGTTTATAGCAACATAGCCAAACAGACGTACTAGCTTGTACGACCGTACAACACCAGCCTGAGTACAACACCCGCACATAGCCCAATACCAGCCCCTTGGAAAAACCAGCCTTGTACACCAGGACTTGGTATCAAGTAATACGAAGCCCAACCTGTACCATTGCAGAAAATTAGCAGACCGAAACAACTCGCCTACCGATGCCGATCATCGCACACCGGAACGCTGGAACGCCGGAAGGCCAGCAGATGCGCGGAGGAGATGCAGACAGGCAGGCACGGAGGGCAGAAGAGGCAGATATGGAGGGCAGGAACGCATGTGAGGCAGGCATGTGAGGCAGTATATACGGGTTCGCTTCCGTTTAGACCGGCCCCGGGTTGGTTCGCCTTCGATCTGGCAATCCAGGCCATACACCAGCTTAATCAATCGCCATTAAACAGCCTGACAAACTCGCCTAATTGTAGAGCGTATATTGCCAATTATACGCAGTCAGACACCAGAGCAGAGCAACAAAGCGCCGGAAATGGGCGACAAAGCGCCGACAAGTGCAGCATGTGCTGGCAAGCTGGCTCGACTATATTGAGCGCGCAGGAATCGATTGTGGGTGCTTGTGATCGATTGCCGATTCGCATTGACTACTCGCTGTCTGACTGCTGCTACCTGCTACCCGCTACCTACTCTCCGCTCTCCGCTACCTTGCCACCTTGCCACCTTGCCAATGACGCACAAAAAAGCGCCCTAGGCTATCCATCGACCTAGGGCGCTCTCTTGCTGCTGCTATGCTGCTAGTCTCTACCTATTCCGCTGCACACTATGCCACTGCTGCGCCATTGCAAGCGCGATGCCGTCGTATGTCTCTGAGCGTTTTTGCGCTCTGTCGGCGCTTGGCCCCATCTTCCATACTCTGGGCTCTCTACCATCGACAATATCCGTCGGCTGCAATTTCGGCAAATTTTTAAGCCACAAGCACGTCGCCTTTGTTTCTCCATGGCCGAATTGCCAAGGTTGGATTATTTGGTCCGGTCGTCGATAGTGCGATGACATAATGCCGATAGGATTCTCTACAGCAATATGCCGGATCGGCGCGTTAATCAATGCCATAAAAAAATCAATGGCGCTCTGCTGTCGCCCATCCGCTACCTTTTCTGCAAACCATCTAGCGCCTGAGCTAGCTAGATGCGTGCAAGGCGGAAAAGCTATGAGCATATCCCAGCCGTAAATACCAGCGTATTTACAGTAGCCATTTATTTGCTGGAGCGCATCGCCAACGATATGAAACTTGCTGCCGTCGTCAGACTCTTCTACATCACAGGACCAAGCATTATGTCCAAGCGCTCTAAACGCGCTCCGGACTTTTCCAGAGCGTTCACACGCTACTAAAATGTGCGCCATTACCGCCTACCCTTTCCTAAGCTTCCTATGAGTAAAAACGCAAGTATCGCAATCTCAATGATCGTCTCCATTAATGCACCCCGATCACAACATCGACACCCCTTGCGCTCTCCATGCCGCATAGGTGGCCTTTGCGCGTGCATTCTCCGCACTTACCCGGACATACAAACACTTTTTCTATGCCTTGCTCTTTTGCGCTTTGTCGTAGCGCTTTTTTATACTCCGGATCCGTGTACTTGCCAGCAAGTTTTTTATCTACTTGCAGCGCTATAAAATTGCCGCGCACCACCGGCAAGCGCTCCATTTTTGCGCGTAAATGTTCGTACTTGCTACCGTTTGACAGATTCAGCAGATAGTTTTTAGGCCAGCCTATTTTACCAGCCCACATCCGGTCGAACATTAAAAACAAATTCCACGATTTACTGTAACCGTAAACTGTCAAGTCGCTGCGCTCGTGTAAGACTAGCATCCAAAAAGTCAACGTCCGCAGCGAATCAAAGTCGCCATCGACGTAGAGTCTGCACGTCGTGTTTTGCGGCAGCGCATACGTCGCATCGGCAATAACGTGCTGGTTGTGCTGCAACAATAAAGTGTTCTGCACCTGCCGCATAAATGCAGCTGGATATCGCCAGCTCTTAAGCGAGTAGCAATACGAAATACACTCAGCAGCACCGGGACACGTTACAACCGGCAATGCGCTAAAACTAGCAAACGGCAATTTGCTATTGCCGTCCATGTTCCAGATCGCAAACGGCGCTGTGCCGGTATAGTTGCCTTCTATGTAGTCGCTCAAGCGCGCAGCATGATACGCCCAAGTGTGCACTTGTGTGCTATCGCCCGGTATGGCGCGCAGCATATGCGCTACTTTCGCGCTATCGCCATTGCCCGCTGCGCGGGCAATCTCTAGCGCCGTCGCTCTATTTACGTTTGCCATTATTCAGCCCCCCCAATTTTCAAAACGCAGTCAACGCATACGTCGAGCTCTATGCCCTCGAAATTATCGTTCATTTCAACGACGGTATGGCGCTCGCCAGCCAACGTGCTTTTACATAGTTCGCACGGCGCTTTGCTGTACGGGTTCGGCTCAACATCGCTTACAAATAAATTTGCCATTATAGACCCCCATGGGTTTAGTGAAAGGTTATGAACACAATATAACACCATGACATACACAATGCAAGCATTTATTTTCAGCAGTCTATAATGATATAGTGCGCCCCATCGCCCATCGCTTG